ATGGTTTCTTACCTAATAATAAATAGTTATTCACAATTTTGTTAAAAACTTTAAAACAAATATTTACTAATATGTACAAATTAAAATTAAACCAAGTTAGAGAACTTTTAGGCGTAGAAGTGTCTCTTGAAAAAATTGTTTTAGTTGATGGAACGGAGGTTATGACTGAAAAACTTGAAGTCGGTTATCCCGTTTTTGATGCTGAAAATAACTCCGTTGGAGAAGGCGAACACACAATGGCTGATGGCACAATGTTTAAGACTGACGAAATGGGTATAATTACCGAAATCGTTTTTGCAGAAGTTGAAGAAACTGAAGCGCCAGTCGAGGTAACAGTTGAAGCTTCAGTAGAAGAGGTTGCAGTTGATCCTATGGTATTAGTTTACGAAACTATCATGGAGTTAAATAATGAAATTGCTAAATTAAAAGAAAAGGTTAGCATGTTTTCAAAGGCACCAGCAACAACACCAATCAAAAAAACTGAAGTTGAAGAAATTTCAGTATTTTCAAAATTAGATAAATTAAAATTCATTAAAAACCAATTAAAAAAATAAATTATGTCATTTAACTTAGGATCTTTACCAGCATATACAGACCAATTATCAACCGACCTAATCAGTGCGGCGTTATTGAAGTCTTTCACAACTGACTTTGTTACAATCGAAGCAGGAAAAACAGCAGGAACTTCTGCAATTAACGTTATGAATTCAACAGTGGACATCAAAGATGCGACATGTGGATTTGCAGCGGGTCAAGTAGGTTCAAACGCAACAGTATTTTCTCAAATTCCTTTAGTAGTAGGATCTAAAATGCTTAAAGAGCAATTATGTCCAGAAGATTTAAGAAGCAAATGGACTTCATCTCAATTGGGTGCGGGTGCTAACCAAGAGACAGTACCTTTTGCAGAATTAATCGCAAACAACAAAATAGCAAACATCGCTAAATTCGTTGAGAATACAATTTGGCAAGGTGATGGAGCTACATTAGTTGGTTTATTAGACCAAACTACTAATGCAAATGGTTCAATCAATTCTGCGGGTGCATATGCTCAATGGACAACATCAACAGCGATTTCTGAATTTTGGTTAAACGTTGGTTCATTAACTCCAGACTTACAAACAGAAGATGATTTAATTCTTTACACTTCATATGCAAACTACCAAGCATTAGTAGCTGCATTAATCAACACAGGAGCTTCAGTTATCGGTACTTTCGCTCAAGTAAACAACGCAGCGGGTGTTAACGCTCCAAGTTCATTTGTTTTCCCTGGCACAAACATCACAGTTTATGCAGCGCCTGGTATTGACGAAGTTGCTCGTGTAATTATTGCTCCTAAAAAATACATGTTCTTTGGAACTGGTTTATTAGATGAGATGGACACATTTAAATTCTACTACAACGAAGCGGATGACATCATGAATTTCAATGCGAAATTCAGATTAGGAACTGCGGCTTATGTTTCTCAAGTAGTATCAAATCTTTAATCATAAAAAAGGGGTGTAAAAAGCCCCTTATTTTTCAACTTAAAAAATATATAAAAAATGGCGTGTACTATATTGAACACAATGAACTTAGATTGTATGAGTGCCTTAGGTGGCGTGAATAGTATCTTTGTTTATGCAGAAGGAGGTCTTTATGATATCCAAACAGTTACAGCGGGTGAGGTTACTTTGGCTAGTGGTGCGGGTAGTTTTTACCAATACCGTTTTGGAAAAGATACTGCGAAGTTAACAGAAACGGCAACGATTTCAAACGCAAACGGAACTGTATTCTATACAACTGAATTGAGTGTTAACATTTCAAAAAGAGACGTTGCTAAAAGAAACGAATTTTTATTGTTAGCTAAAAACCGTGAAATTCGTGTAATTGCTTTAGACAACATGGGACAATACTGGTTGTTAGGTAATACTAGAGGAGCTAACTTATCTACAATGGTAGGTGAAGGCGGTCAAGCAATTGGTGATATGAACGGATATACATTCACATTCCAATCTATGGAAGCGGATCCAATGCCAGCGTTAAGCTCAACAAGTGCGGGTTTAATCAATGCAATTGCACCGAATTCAAGTGCAACGGTTGGTGGGTTTACATTTGAAACTGCCCTTTAATCAATTAACCTTTTAAACACAAGCGGTGCGAGGAATCGTACCGCTTTTTTTATTCTATTCCTATGATGATAAATTTAGTAACTGGCGCAAACACATTTTTAATTTACGGCGATTTTGCATTGACGATTGCAAGTTTAAGAATTCATTTATTTAATGGATTTGACAAATTAGACCATGAATGTAAATTGATTTATAATAATAATATTGAACGATTTACAGAATTTACTTTTTATGTTAACGATGGAATAATTGGCGATTTTCATTTGAACGATTTACCTTTTGGTAATTACGATTATACGTTGCAAGTTGAAGATTTAATTTACACACGTGGTCAAGCATTTTTGGCTGGCGATACTGAAGTACAAAAAATAGAATATATATCCGATAATGAAACCAGCGAAAGCGTAATTTATGTAAGCTAATGAGAACAATAATAGACACATTAAAAGAGCCCGTAAACATTTTAAATGTTACAACATTTGGCGTAAGTTTAACGACATTACCCGACCAATTAAAATCAGTTTTTTACATTGTTTCGATTATAGCTTCAATATTGGTTTCGGTTAAGTATATTTACGAAATTATTTCATTGCGAAAAAACGCTAAAAAAGATATTTAATAGTATGAACAAGTTTAGTTTTAATTCACTTTCACAAATTCAAATAAATTTACCTACGTTTTCAGAACGTGGTTCAAAGAAATGGATAAATTTTGGCGAAGATAATTTATATCCGCAATTTATAGCGGGCTTATTTTTGCGTAGTGCCATCAATAGAACAGCTATTCAATCCAAGATTGATGCTACTATTGGCAACGGATTAAAGACCACAGACGAGGCTTTAAATTACGTTTTAGTGCGTGCTAATCCGATTGACTCATGGAATGATGTGTTTGAAAAATGTGCTCAAGATTACATAACTTTCGGTGGGTATGCTTTAAATGTAATATGGTCAAATGATGGTAACAATATTAGTGAGATTTATCACTTAGATTTTACGAAGGTACGAAGTGGTAAAATTGAAGCGGGAGACGATGCACCAATGGAATATTTCTATTCTACAAATTGGGAAAATGCAAACAAATATAAGCCTACACAATACGCAACTTACAACCCTACATTGTCAATTGAATGCCCTTCGCAAATACTTTACGCATTTGATTATGAACCTGGGAATATCTATTATCCATTGCCTACCTATGCTGGTTCAATAAACGATATTCAAATTGATATTGAAGTAAGTAAATTTCATATATCTAATTTAGCAAATAGTTTAAATCCTTCTTTGTTTATTTCTTTGAATAATGGCATACCAGCACCCGAAGAAAGAAAAGAGATTTACGATGAATTAACAATGGCTTATAGAGGCACAGAGAACGCTGGAAAAGCCTTCGTTGCATTTAGTCAAGATAAAGAGCATGCGCCCGAAGTAACACCGATTTCAAGTACTAATGATAGTTATTACACTACCTTAGAAACGAGAATCACAACACGAATATTAACAGGACACAGAATTACAAGTCCATTACTTTTGGGATTGTATAACGGTGGCGCAGGATTTAGCTCGAACGCTGATGAATTAGCCGTGGCTTATAATCATTTTATTGGTACATGTATAAAACCAATCCAAAAAAGTATGTTGAGAGTGTTTAATAATTTACTATTAAATAGAGGATATGAAACTGAATTATTAATCGTACCGACTACAATTATCGAACCTAAAATAACTGTTGAATAATGGCAATAACTAATGTACTTTTCGTATCCGAAACAAAACTAAAATCATATACTTCGATACATCAATCGGTAAGTCCTGACGATTTACAGCCTTTCATTTTACAGGCCCAAGATATTTATTTGCAAAATTATTTAGGTGCTACTTTTTACCAAGAATTACAAACACAAATCACGAATAACACGTTAACGATACCGAACAAAAAAGTACTAGATGACTTTATAGGTGCCATGCTTTGTAACTATGCTTTGTATCATGCTTTGCCTTTCTTAAAGTATAAATTGTTCAATAAATCAATCATGAATAATGACAGCGAAAGCGGTCAATCGATTGATTTGGAAGCGTTGAAGTTTTTACAAAATGAGGTGCGTAGCGTTGCTGAGAATTATACCAAAATGATGACAGTATTTTTACGCAATAATTTAACAGATTATCCATCTTATAATAGTGCTGATTTTTTAGATGGTATTACTCCCGACAGAGATACGCCTTACTTTAGTGGACTACAAACAAATTCAAGTTTCAATTTAAGTAGAAATAGAAACTTAAGGCGTGGGGAATGTAACGATTGTAACGATTTTGGATATTAAAAATAATTAATTAATAAATAAAAAATAAAAAAAAATGATAATAGACAATTCAAAATTCATTATTACAAATGAAGTAATTGAAAATAAATATGACATTAGAGTAGTGCCAGATGTTACAGGTCAACCGATGCTTTTTGAAGTTGCAGTATATGGCGGTGACATAATTTTTATATGTAATTACATCTCTTTAAAATTCTTTGTTGATGGAGTTAAATTGGTAATTTTAGACAGCAATTTCTACGCAGAATTTTCGGCAAATAATATACAAGATTTTAATACAGCTGAAATTTTACTAACAGATATTCGTGCAAACATTGTATAATTTTAAAAAATATAAACCATGACAAAATTAATATTACAAGCGGGCCAAACATTAGATGTGGTAAACTTTGGTAGTGCGCAATTTTTTTGCGTAGTTGATGGTCAAACACCTTTAGCCACTACGATTTATCATGACAATGATATACTTACTAATGTGACCATTCAAAGATTAATTGTTGATAGTACAATGATTGTATCAATTGAAACAGATACAGCATTAACCGATGAAAATGGTAATTTTTACGAGTGTGTAAAATTTGCAACTATCTTAACAGAAAATAATTTTAAACCATTTTTATAATATGAAAGCAAATACAAAACAATGGTATCAAAGTAAAACTATCATAATGAATATTATGGTTGGAATGACAATGATAATGGCATTATTGCCTACATTATTCACGGATTTAAAATTGGATGAAAATTTAAGCCTGAGATTGAGTGTAATGGTTGGTTTCTTAACTAATATTATAAATATAGGTTTGCGTTTTATTTCAACGGATAAGATTAAGACAAATGCCTAATTCGATTGTTAGCGCAAAGTTTGATTTAATGCGGTTAGCATTGCCTAAAGATAGCTTGTTTACGCTCGATAATAACACTATTAAGGTAAAGCATAACGACGTTAATTTAAAGGCTGAAATCGAGGTACAAATACGGAAAGTAACCGCCTCAATTGGTTGCGAAATAACCGACAAATCAACTAGTGCAAAGATTAAGTTTGAAATCAAATTTTAATATTTTAAATTTGTAATTCATGAAGCCTAAAATCTTTACTCAATTAGAACAGGAAAAGTATTTCGGTAAAGCGAATTCGCAAGGTAGTTACTTGGTAATGATTGATTTGCCTTACACGATGTATTACGATAGGCAACCAGTTAAGCGGATGAGATGCCATAAGAAGGTCGCTAATGCCTTTAAAAATGTGTTTAATGAATTGTTAAGTACATACGGGGAGCGCAAAATTAACGAGCTTGAAATCAACGATTTCGGTGGATGCTTTAATTATAGATTAATGAGAGGTTCAAGAAGTAAGTTAAGCGCACATTCGTGGGGTACGGCAATCGATTTGGATCCGAAGAGAAATACATTAAAAGAAACAAGTAAAACAGCTCGATTTGCAAAACCTGAATATAAGGCAATGATTGACATATTTGAAAAGCATGGCTTTGCAAGTTTGGGTAGAATTAAAGGATACGATTTCATGCACTTTCAATATGGATTACCAATATAATTAATTCGTTTTTTTCATAATAAATTTAATGTTTATGGCTCGATGTTTCTACATCGAGCTTTTTTTTTAAAAATTAATAGCCTTTATTCATCAACGTTTCAGCGTATTAACAAAAATAAATGTAAAATAAATTTGGTAGTACGGAATGTTTA